GGTTATGGTATAGCTGAAAGTAAAGGAATAGGTGGCGGTGGTGGTGGAATGTTTTATGAAGAACGTAAAAGAAAACCTGTTGCTATAGCTACATTTAGAAAGAAAAGAAAAATGCGAATCAGTGTAAACGTTTCGCTCAGAAATAATTAGGAGAAATAAAATGATTGAACTTAATGTAAACGAATCAACAAAATTAGACTTTGACCTTAGTATAGCAGGAGCCGATGAAAGGGACATACAAGCACGGTTTTTTATAAATATAAATGAAATGGGTATTGTGTTTCCAGCTAAAATTAACAATGGCACGATTACAATAAAAATTCCTCAATTGGATAACTATATCAAAAATGGTTTGAGTGAGGATTTGTATAATGCTAAATTGGAAATTCTTGCTGATGAAACAACTTTGACTCCATGGGAAGGACAAATAAAAATCAATAGACCAGTTAAAGTTAAAGTAAAAATGACTGAAGTTAAAAAAGTTGTTGAGAGTTTAAAACTTGATATCAAAGTTAAAGACCCAAAAATAAAAATAGAATCTAAAATTTTAAATGGTGAAAAAGACGTTGATGAAAATTGTGGGGAAGACCACGATAAAGATAAAAAGAAAAAGAAAAAAAGTAAATTAGCGAATAAATTTGAATAATGAAAGATATTATTAACAAAATAAATATGATTCTTGAAATGGAAGAAGAAGAAATTATCGAATCTGTAGATGAAGAACTACGTATTTATGATAATACTTTGAAACAAATTGCCACAAAAAAAGTTTCGTTTACAAAAAAGAATATCCAAAAAATCGCTTATGATTATGATGCAAAGATAGAAACCATGGATAAGGATGTAAAAAGTGCTAAACTTAGAGACAGTAAAGGTAGATTACTTTTTATAGATACAAGGATTTAATATGAATTATAAAAAATATTTAGTAGAATCTGTAAAAAAACCCGGAGATAAAGTTAAAGTTCCACATAAAGGAAAATTAGTTTCTGGAAAAGTAGTAAGATATGATAAAGGTGACCCACATGGAACTGCATTTTATGTAGTGGATGTCGGAGAATATGAATCTCTCAAAGTTCCTGTACATAAAATAAAATAGGGAGCATAAATGAAATTATATAAAAAATATTTGATAGAAGGAAAGAAATTTAAAAAGGGAGCACAAGTATATATCAAACCTATAGATTTATATGGTGAAATTGAAAAGGTTGAAAAAAATGATAAATATTTAGTTAGATATGAAACAGGTGGTTCTGGTGAGTTTCATAGTTCTGAATTAAGATTATATTATGGAAGAAAATAAGCTATATAGAAAATATTTAGTCGAAACAACTATATCAGCAAATTATCCAGATACAGGTGGTATAGCCGGTGATGATGATATGCCACCCGGAAATATTAATTTTGGCCCACGATACACACGAGTACCTTATAATAATCGTTTAAACGGATATAATTCTGTTTGGGATATTGATAATAAATCGGATTTTGAATGGAATTTTTTTAAGCATAGTGCTGGACAAGAAGACCCTGATAATTATCACCCAACATTAAAAGGATTGGATAATTTATTAGGTGATAGGTTTAGAAAACATATTAGGAAAACACCTGTTCCTGATGCAGAAGTAAAACGAGCAAATATAAAGAATCTTAGACCAGAAATGGAACCTAAAGATGCTATCGGTAATGACCCTGTAAAACAAATTATAGACCCTGAAAAGGATAATGTAGTAAATAAAATTAACAGATTTTTAAAATGAAATGTGACAAGTGTGGTGAAAAAACATTTGTAATTTTTATCACACGAAATCATAAAAAATTATGCGATAAATGCTATGATGAACAAAAAAGGAGAGAAAATGAATTACCTTCGAGTAGTTTTTAATCATGGAATATGACAAGTACCCAATCGTTGAAGAGATAGGTAATTATATACAATGGATGTTACCTTTGGCGGCCCTTATTTGCACTCTATTAGGTTCTTTTGGACTAAACTATGTGGTATTATGGTTTATCAATACAATAGCTATAATTTTGCTTACAGGGGGTTTGAAACGATTGGGTAATTTTACTAAATATGGAAAAAGACCCAATGGTGGTGACAATACCCTTATATCAGGACATACATCAGCCACCATAGGTGCATCTTTTTTTATGTTCTTCTTAAATCCTTATATCGGTTTAGTGTTTTTACCGTTTGCTATTTATACTGGCTTTTCCCGGATTTATGCTCTGAAACATCATCTACGGGATATTCTGGCTGCAACGGGTTTATCACTGTTGGTAACTGTTCTATATCTTCCACTTCTTCTACAAAAATTTCCTTGGCTTTTTCCCTTTCCATGGTAGTTAGATAATCATGCATTATCAACTTTGCCCAAAATCCTTCTATTTCATTCTGGTATTGTTTAGCTACAATTTTCTTTGCTCTTTTTGATAGATAAGCATGAAACGTTTTCCCGATATGTCCTTCACTATTATCAAAATATTCTCTCCAAATTTGAGCGCCGACATCTACATTAGTACTTATATGCCATAAGTTTCTATCAACAAATCTTTCTTTATGAACTTTAGGCATGACTTGCATCAATCCAATGGCCCCTGCGGAACTTTTTGCAAATGGGTTGATATTACTTTCTTTCCGCATAACAGCACAAATAAGTGTTCGTGGAAGTAAATATTTTTCACTTGCTTTATCCACTTCAATACCAATTAATTTTGCTAATGTTGGGTCGAGTTTTGGATTCAGATATGTAAGAAATTCTGATGTGGGTGTTTTTGATTTTTCGACATATTGAACATGTTCTACAATCTTTTCTTTTATTACTTCTTTGATTGTTGGTTCTTTTATATATATAAAATAAATATTTATACATACTGAAGCAAGTAAAAATATTATAGATAAAATAATATACAAGCCCCTACCTATACCTTTTGTTCCTTTCTTTGTTGCTTTTTTTGTTTTCCCTGTTGATGTTTTATTCATAAGCTCTCCTTTCATTTTAGAGTTCATATAAAAAAAATGTGGTAATATAAAACATACTACCACATTTTAACAACTTTGTCAACAGTTTTTTTATTTTTCTTCTTCTTCTTCATCCAAACGCATTTTATATCCGGTTGTTTCGCCTTCTTCCACCCCAGCATCAAATGCCAAATCAATAATATCCCATAAAGAATCATCCTCTTTTTTTACCATCTCATTCTTTACCAAATAGTCTTTTAGTTCATCATATGTTGTAATTTTAATTTTTTTATCTTCCTTTTCTATTATTTTAACTTTTTCTTTTTCTATTTCATCATAAATATCATATATATAATCTCTGGCTTCTACCAATCCAACATCAATCAAATCTCGTAATTCTTTTATAGCTCTAACTTTTAGTCCTTTTTCAACAAGAGATATTAAATGTTCTTTTTGTGTTCCACTCAAAAGTGTATCAATATAATGTGACATAGTTTTATACTCCAAAAAATAGTTGCAAGCCTTTATTGTTAAGGCTCTGTAATAAATCTTCTCTATTCATAGGTTTTAACAATGTGTTTATCTTATTCAAAAAGAAATTTTCTATCATTTTATCATAATTAATTTGTAAACAATCATTAAATTCTTTAGGCCAACGAATAAAGGATATAGTTTCTACTCCATATGGATTTGGTTTTACATATATAACTCTTGTTTTTGAACCTTCTGATATATCTTCATATTTATCTTCAAGTTGTAATTCGTGTAATATCCGTCTATAATTAGCAACACCTTTTACATGCCATGGTGTACCTTTTTTATAATCATACTTGTTTTCTACATATTTGTACACATTATTTACAGTAATATTTGCACTTATTTCTTCAGGTAACACTTTTTGTAATTCTTTTACATATTTTTCTATTTTAACTTGGATTTCTTCATCATTCTTTTGTCTCAAAATCATATTCATTATATCACGTAAACGTTCTCTTACTGCTTCTGGTGTTTCAGAACGAATAATTTCAAGCCCGGTAATACTTATTTCATCAACCAATTCACCATCACTGAGAACACAATGATATGCATATTTCTTTTTCTTGATAAAAAGAGCAGCTTTTGCAATCATTTCTTGTTCAAACATAATTTTAAAATCACGAACCTGTGAGTTATAATCTATCAATTGTGTTTCATTATATATCCTATCATTAACATAATCATCAATCGCATTTGCTATTTTTTTGATAAATTCAATTTTTTTATCATCATCCATCAGCAACCAATTATTTTTATTTTCTATATTTGTAAGTATAAAGTCTTCTAATGGTATATAAAGACTATCGGTGTCGATATATGAAACAAATTCTATTTTATTCACTTTTATTAATTTCCTCTAAAATATTATTCAATTCTTCATTTGGATTATTCATCAGACTATTAACAAAGAATTCTCCACGCTTGATTGTGTTTCTTCCACAAGATGTTATGGCTTCTGAAATATTCAAATTAAAATAACGTGAATATGGAACACTCGTAATACCAAAAATAGCATTTAAGAAAATCTTGATAGCCCATTGTAACGAAAATAATTCTTCGTGTCTATCTTCATGTTTCTTATATTCTCTCATTTTAGTTTTTATTTCTTGACGTTTAAAGAAATATTTTCGCTCTACATCTGCCATGACCCCTGTTTTACCAGTTAAAAACACAGAACCACAAGGAGCAATTGCTATCATACCACGATTTATCATTTTATTGAAATTTTCTAATTTTTCACCATCAAATTCTATTGCTTTTTCTTCTTTCCACATTTTGAATGGTTGTATTTCTCTTTTACGCATACCATTTATTATCTGGTCTTCAGTCAACATTATACATCCTATATAAGTTTCAATAGACATATTCAATGCTATTATATGACTCGGATAAGAAGATTTAATATCTGTGGAAATTACCCATTTATGCATCCCTTTTTTCGGTTCTTTCACATAAGCAGCTTCAAAAGTTTCTTGATGTCCACCTATAAATGGTGGAGCACATAAATTATTTCTTCTAAAATAAGTTAAAAAGGCACCTTCAACTAATTGAACCATACTACCGTAATATTTCATAGGTACTTTGGTCAAGAGTGATAGAGCTTGCACCAATCTTATATAACCAAGTTTTTCTTCTAATTGGTCAACACGTTTTGAATCAACAGCGTTATACTCCACATACAAATCCCAATTTTTATGAAAAAGTGTTGGTAAATCCTGATATTTAGAATAATCAACTTTTCCTTTTTCAAGTTCCTTCATAGAAACAAATTCTAATTTATATGATTCCTGCTTTTTCGGAGAATACCATCTATATAAATGATAGTAATCTAAAAGATGTACTCCCGCTATATCAATATTTAAATCACCGGTTGTTTTTGATGTCCATGTTCTTACATTTCTTACAGGTGACATCAAGCCGAACATTCTTTTATCTTTTCCAAAAACTTTATTAGACCTGTTGATAAGATAAGGGATATCAAAATTCATTATACCCCAGCCTGTAATAACATCACATGGATTTTTATACATAAATGTGAAAAATTTTCTCAACAAATCTTCTTCAGTAGGACAAAATATAAAATTGATATCTGCATTTCCGCTATAAGGTTTACATCCGAAAACTGTTATTTTTTTTGTGATACTATCAACTAATGATATACAAACAACAGGCTATTCGGCTATATGTGCCAGTGGAAAACCGACTTCACAATGAACTTCAATATCTATAGTATATGTTAATAATTGTGGAACTTCTAAATCTTCATCTGGTATTCCGTAATATCTTTCGGTCAAAAATTGAATTTCAGGTTTTACTTTATTTTCATATACACCATCAAATCTTTTTCTACAGAAATCAAAATGGTCATAAAAAGTATCAAACTCCATTTTATTTACTGTAATTCCATCTATTGTTTTTGTATCACCGTGAATATCTTTTAAATATACATATGGTGTCCAATGAACGGTATCATACAGCCTTTCACCATTTATTGTTTCCCATAAATGCATTGTAGCTCGTTTTACGTCATAATAGCAGTTTCTAAAAATTTTTATACCCCCCTTAAAACTCTTTCCTTTCATATATTTTATAAGCATCTATTTTATATATTTTATAAGCATTGAGCATTTCTTCTATTTCATCTTTAGTAAATTTATTATTATATACTATAACAAAATCATAATCTTTTGGAAATTCACCATATTTGTCATAAAATTCTCTCACAAGAGCATCAAAATTTATAAACCATCCAACGTTTATAAATACCCTATCTAAAAATTTTTCACCTTTATAAAAACCTATATATGTTGGTAAACTCATTATCTTCTTCCCCTTCTTCCTTCATTTTCTTCTGGTGGTGGAGCAATATTTCTATCATCTAAAGACGTAAGAGCATCATTTTCCCACATTTGCTGTTCTAATGAATCATACATTTTCAGTGTTTTTTTATCATAGAAAAATTTATCTATTTCGCTTACTCTACCACCTAATCTATTTTTTACTATTTTATAATGTAACTCGTTTTCATAAGTCAAACTATCCGGGTCTGTTCCCATGATTGACATGAAATCTGCTGTTGCAGGAAGACCCATGCTTTCTGCTATATAATTAAAATCAAGTTCTGCAAAGCCAACAAAAGAACCTTCTCTGTTCAATTGGCTGACTGATATAACAGGAACTTCAAATTCAAATGATAATGCTCTAAGTTCTTCCGCTACTGATTTTACAGAACTGTATAAATCACCATAACGTTTATATGCTGATTTCATCAAGTTTATATAATCAACATATATTATACTTATTTCCAAACCCCGGATTATCAATTCTCTAAGGTATACTCTAAAATCTTTTACTGAAGCCCCACCTGTAGGGAAATGTTTTATGTAAAGTTGTCCTCTATCCGGTGAAGATTGTTTCAATTCAGAAAGTTTTCTTTGCAGAATTCTTCTATTTTCACCAAAATACATTGCGTTTATATCCATTAGTGAATAGATAGAATCCAATCTTTGTGCGTTCATATCCTGTGACATTTCTAAAGATAACATAACAACATTATGACCATGTAAAACTTGTCTGGACGCAAAATTTGTCATTATGTTTGATTTGAACCCGTGGATTTTTGCAACTAAAACGGATAGAGTTAAAGCAGGAAAACCTCCCG